GTAAGAACTGTAAAAACAAAAGGTGGTGATTATCCAATATATAAGACTAAGAGCAAGACTGCTCAATCGTTCAGAGATGCATTTTCAAGTGCAAGAAAAACTGGTAATGATATCTTTGAATGGCAAGGAAGAAAGTATACTTCAGAGCTTGCATAATAACTAAAGATAAAAATGATATACAGGTTAAGACATAAAAAGAGAAAGACAGTACTCAAGCCCATGCCTTCCTATTTCGGGCTTGCTACCACTTCCTCATCGCACTCAAGATGCTACTTCAACAAGCAGCACTCCATGTCATACCAGACAATGACCTTCAATGCCTAAACAGATATATCAATTAAAAGACTTTTCTGGTGGATTGAATACGCTTCAGGATGCAGCTGATATAAGAGAGAATCAATTATCAGGTGCTAAAAATATTATGTTCAATCTGCAGGGGAGTATCCAGCCTGCTTATTCTATGACCGATGCGACCAATAATAAACTAACAACAGGTACATATAGCAATACACATATAGCATCTACTGATGCAGGTGAGAGCATTCAATCTGGTCATGGGTTAGGATACTTTGAAACAGATTATGTAAGAGACCCAGTAATAGTTACACAAACAAGTTCTATTACAGGAGATGATGACAACGAGGGATCCGCTACTGGATTTATAGCTAGATCTGCTTTTAAAGAACTAGAGTATAAAGTAAGTGGAACTATACAAAATTTAATTAGTTCTTTTCCAGTTGGTACAGATATATTATTAACATCTACCACTCGTGACGCTGATGGATTTGATCCTGCTGGGCAAGGTATTTATACTGTAGTTGGCGTGGGTTCTACTAATGCTTATAATTTACTTCTTGATAGAGCAATTCCAATTAGTATTGAAACACCTCCTCAAAATTTCTGGGGAGCTACTATTTCAGGATTTCCCTCGGGAGATAAAGTTATTTTATTAGCTAATCCCAAAGAACATAAAATTGACACCTTTTCATTTAATACTGCCGGAACTGGATGGGAATCAGATAGTGTTATTTTACGTACTTCAGAAACAGGTATTGATTCAAAAATAAGATATTATAAAGTAGATGATGCAATTAGATGCTCTGATACTGCAGATAAAAATGATTGCCAAATAAAATGGTATGGATTTATTAATAGAAGGCACTTTGATGGTGCAGCTGCATCTACTGACGCTAATACATATCTTGATTACTATTCAAAAGATAATGACCTAGCAATACCGACCAATGGTGATTGTGTAGATGGTGGTACAACACCTGCAGTATCTACTTATCCAACAGCGGGAAATGGATTTGATTTTAATATTTCTAATAATACTGGCGTTGATGGGCTTATACCAGCTGGTTCTTATGAATTTGCACAAACTTTTATATATGATAATAATCAAGAAAGCTTGCCGAATAAGTATTCTACTGTTGTAACTGTTGATGACACTGATGATCTAAAGGTCTTTTCAGTAAATATTGGGACCACTGGTCCATTTGACCCGAGAATTTCAGGAGGTAGAATATATATAAGGGAACAGAATGTTGATACTGAATGGAGCTTCCTTGTAGATATCAATCTAACAAAAGGATGCAGGACAAGATTAACTGATACTTATACAAGCTGGTCAGATGCTGGAAGTTCTACTTATAGTTGCCCAACTACATCAGCAGGTGGAAATTTCATTATTAAAGAAATGAGTTTTTTAACCTATGAAACTATAAATGGATATCCATCTAGTATTTTTAGTAATGCTTTAGGGGATGCAGGTGAATACTGGAAAGATTCTGTTGTTACAAATAACAGAGCTTTCATTTGTAATATTACAATGAAAGATGAGAATCAAGGGGCAACAAAAGCAGAGTCTACTACAAAATCTTTTCCAGATAGGATCATGTATTCTATGCCTAATAGGTATGATACTTTTCCTTATTTTAATTTTATAGAAGCTGCAAAAGGTGACGCTGATGGATATGTTGCTATTGATTCTTTTGCAGATAGGATACTTGCATTTAAAACATATAGTATGGATATTATAAATATATCTTCTCCTAGTGACTCTAATTGGTTCTTAGAAGATAGTAAAAAATATATGGGTATTGAACATCCTGAGTTAGTTAAAAGAACCCAGTATGGTCTCGTATGGGCAAATAAACAGGGTCTATATTTATATGATGGAAACAGTATAAGAAACTTATCTGAAAATTCTATATCTGACTCTACTTGGGCTGCACATGTAGATTATTTAAGTACTATCATCTATGATGAGCAAGAATCAATGATTTTTGTAATTAAGAATTCTAATAGTGATGGTGATGCTTATATGTGCGATCTTAAGAAAGGAACATTTACATTCATAGATGACTTTGTTCTCGTATCAAATGATGGTATAACAAACTCAGTAGATACAGAAGATAATAATACATACATAGCTCATGATGAGGGGGATACAGTTGATTTTTATAAATTACACAGAACTCCTGCAAAACATTCAGATGTAGAGATAATAACAAAAAATATAGACTTTGGAGATCCAAATATATCAAAAAAAGTATATGCTATATATATGACATATAAATCTGATACTCTAAGTATTGCAGATAAAGTTTACTATAGTACAGATGGTGGAACCAACTGGGTGGTTACTTCTGGTCCTACTTCGGTAGGTACAACTACATGGCTAAAAGGAAAGTGGGTCATAGCAACTCCCCCGACTACTTCTAAGGTCATGATAAAGATAGATACAGGGTCTAATAGTGCTGTATATATTAATGATATAGGGATTGAATATAGACCCGTACATAAGAGAATGGCTTAATGGATAGAATATCAAGATATATGGCTAATTCTAAGCAAGGCATGGTGCAGGTCGTTAGATCACAACCAGCTATATCAACACTGCGTGAAGGTCAGGAAGTAATATACATTACTAGAGATAACAGGCTTGCAAGATATAGAAAAGAACAAGGTCGTCTTTGGATATCTTACATGAGTTCAGATCAAAATCAATTAGTTGATAAGAATCTATCTGTCAAAGGAATTACAAATTTATCCAATAAAATGATCATAAATAATTATCCTGCCTTCAGTGTCTATCAAAGCACAAGTGTTGATGCTCAGGCAATAGCCAATGATACATTCACTAGGATAATTCTTAATAGCGAATATTATGATAACGGAGGAAATTGGAGTACTTCTAATTATAGATTTACAGTTCCCTATAATGGCATCTATCATTTTGATGCGACTGTTCTACTGGACAATGATAAAGATACAGATGCTGGGGATTTTGATGCAGAGGAAAGGCTTGATGTTGCTTTATTTAAAAATGATGGGAATGCAACTCCATCTAATGCAACAAATAGGATTGCGAGTAGTCTCCACTTGGTTTCTGGTACTATAACAGACAATTTTTGGCAAGGAAGGTTATCGATAGATCTAAAATTAGATACTGATGATTTTATAGAGCTTGTAATAAAACAAGATACTGGAGTAGAGCAACATACTCACGAACCGACTGACGGTGACTTTACATTCTTTACTGGGCATTTAGTATGTGCACTTTAATGTATAATGGCAATATTAAAAAATAGAATACCTTGTTAGATTATAGGCAATAATATGGCGACATATGCACAATTAGCTATGGCAGCTCAAGCCAGTAAGGACAGAGCTGCCTTTGAAGCTGCAGATAAGAAAGAGGGTAGAAGGCGTACCAAGGCTGCTAAATGGGGCGGTATGGGCAGAACTCTCGGTCTTCTTGGTATGGCTCTTGCTACAGGCGGTATGGGACTTATTCCAAGTGCTATAGCAACTGGTCTTGGAGGTCTTGCAGGAAGGTCTGTAGGAAGAGCTTTGGGTGGCGGCAGAGAACGTGATGCAGATAAGGATGTGGATTCTCTATTCTATCAGGGAGCTAGAAGAAAATTCGGTGAGAACATAGAAGACTATCAGTCTGGTATGCGTGAGCGTATGCTTACTGATGCTGCCAGAGATATGTTTTCCGCATACGCTATGGGTAAATACAAACCAGAGATTAAAGAATTTATGGGTGGTGTAAAAGAGTATGGACTCAAAGATACTATGGCTAGAACTTTTGGTACTGGCGGTGAACAATTTGCTGAAAGAGTAACAGAGCAAGGACTTGCAGATAATCCTTGGTTAGCTGGAGCTTCCGAGGCAGATGATCTTTGGGCTAGAACTCCAGATGCGGCATCTAAATTATCAACAGCAGGTATAGAAGAAACAAATCTATCTATAGGTTATGATGATCTTCCAGCTAGGACAACATTGCCTTCTCCTGAAGCAGCTATGAATATAGAGCCTACTAATTTACTTGATATGGCTAATACATCTGGTATGAGCCAGAGGGCTGTTGATGCTGGTGTTGATCCAATGTATATAGCAGAATCAACAGGGCAAACTATTGATCCATTGAATCGATTCCAAGATCCAATGGACTGGGTTAAGAACTTGTTCTCTCCAAACGCTAATCAAGCTACACAGCAAGCTCTTCCATATGCAAATGAGAATATATGGGATGACTTATATTGGAATCAATTAGGCGGTGCACAGCAAACAAATACTTTATCTCCTAATTGGAGAAGACAAACTTTCGGACCAGAATAATGGGATATCATTGGCTTCAAACTGCAGTCGGTAATACTGCAAATCCTAATTTGAATATTCAAAATATGTTATCTCCTAAGGGGATCGATATTGATATGGGCAAATTAGGAAAGTTCTTTGAAGGTATAACAGAAGATTACCAAGAAGATGTTGGTATGGCTCGTGCTGGTTTTGCCCAAGGAATGCAAGGTGCACAAATGCAGGGACAACAAGCTGCCATGCAACTTGGCGGAGGTCAGGGTCTTGCATCGATAGGCGGTGGCGGATTTGGAAGGCAAGGTTATGGTATGCAACAAGGTCTAGGTGCAATAGGACAACAGTATGGTCAAGGTCTTCAATCTGGTCTTCTTGGATACACTCAGAATGTATTAGGTGCTCAGAGAGGTATGGAATCATCAGTTTATGATGTTGCTACAGGATTGTTAGGGCAGGATGCAGAAGGGATTTCTCAAACTCAATCTGGGAATAACCAAGAAGGTATGTTTGGACCACCTTTTTCTCCCGGTTTTGAAGGCACAGAAGGGCAAGTTGCTTATAGTAGAGGCAACAACTGGATGTGGCAAAATGGTACATGGGTAATGCAAAAAGGTGGTAGTGGTGGCTGTTTTATAGCTGGCACTGGAATTGATACTCCAGATGGTATCATTCCAATAGAGATATTAGAGATAGGCGATATGGTCAAGACATATGATCTTAAGAACAAGAAGCATATTAGATCTAAGATAACTAAGACATATAAACATGATGATGTTGATGGTTATATAATCATTAACGGTATCATCAAAACAACTGTATATCACCCATTCTACTCAGATGGTAAATGGATAAAGGCTGGAGATCTATCTATTGGTGATAAGATACTTAATATTAATGGTGCTGAACATACAGTAGATACAATTGATAGAATTAATGATAAAACAGATGTATATAATATCGAAGTTGATGATACTCATAATTATTTTGCTGAAGGATATCTTGTTCATAATAAATAGGAATTAATCATGGCACAGTATGAATCAGGTCAATATATAAACGAGTTTCTCAATGAGATGCCCAGTCTCCTTCTTACTATGCGTAAGATGGATGTGGATCAGATGCTTGCAACCAGAAAACTAGACCAGCAGGATACGGCACTTGGTCTTGAGTCGCAAAGAGTCAATATACAAGACAGGCAAATGCTTATGGCTGAAGACTTATTCGGTATAGAGAAAAAAGAAAGAGCAGCTTTGAAGGGTATACAAGACCCTCTAATACAGGGTGAGATAAAACGTATGAAACTTGAAGAAGAAGAGGGTAGGCAATTAAGTGAGATGCCTTGGACCCAAAGATGGTTCAGAGGTCATGAATCTGGTGAAGGATGGATACCGTGGGTAGAATCAGAGACAGAAAGAGCTAGGCGAATAGCTAAAGAAAAGGTTGGTGATGTACCTGTAGGCAGTGAAATGATGGAACAAATACAGCCTTATTTAAAAGATTTAAGACCCAGACAGTTCCGTGAATTACGTGATGATCCCATGTTCAGAAATCTATTGATGTCGAATACTGGTCTGTTTGGAACTATTACAGCACCACCATTAGGCGGGTTTAACTCAATAAGGAGTTATTATGGCAGTTGATTGGATGGCAGCACAAGAACTTGTAAGAAGATATAATGACGATCCCAGATCGTTCACCGATACTGAAGCTGAAATGATAGCTACTATATCCAGACAGTTCGGTATGGACTTTCAAAGAGAAAGCAGACCACTTGCTAAAGGTGCTTTTGATCTTGCAGATATAGCTACTTTTGGTCTACTTCCCAATGAATGGCGACCCACAGCAAGGGGAGAATCAGCTTATGGTGAGACAGGTGTTGATAAATTAGCTGGCGGTCTTGGTACTGTAGGTGGACTATTCGGTGCTGTAGGTGTAGCTAGAGGAGCAATCAGAGGAGGTAGATCCCTTTTTAATAGATTCAGAGGCGGTGGAACTACTGGAGGCGGTGGAGCTGCAGTTGAAGGCGAGATCGTTAGGAAATCAGCTGAAGGCGTATCACAAACAGGACGTGGTTTATTACCACCTTATCGTGGTGCTGATCTTGTAGCGAATCAAAGAAGATTATATGGAGGCGGAATAGTACCAGCACCAAGAAGATTAGGCGGATCAACATTATCAAGTTCAACACCAATGGATGTGATGGGAGGCAAATCATATCTTGATATAATATCTGGAGTACAACGACCATTACAGTTGCAAAGTCCTTATAATCCTATTCAACAAGGTTTCCAGAATAGATATATCACTCCATATTCATAATATATTCTCTATTAAAGCATGGCTAATGCTTCCGAGGCAATTCGTGTAAACAGGCTCTTGGACATGTATAGGGCTAACCCTATGCTGTTTAACGAAGAGCAATTAGATGAACTTCAGGAATTAGCAAAACAGACCGACCTTACCTTTAATCGGGTATCTACAGACTTTAACCTTCGTAATATAGTAGAAACCGCTATAGGCGGTGTATTTGAAGGCTTTACCACTATTCCTATAGGCAGGACTCCCCGCAATACATACGAGGCTATAGCACATTCTATGGGACATCTTATAGGATTTGCTCCCGGTATAACTGCCATACCATTAAAAGGGCTGGCTGCTGGTGCGTCCAGACTTGGAATGAAAGGCGTAAAACGTGGACTTGAGAAGGGTGCTTTCGGTGCTCAGGTAGCCAATAAATTCTCAGTGCCTATGTTCTTTGGAGACAAAGCAAGCGATCTTGTTAATAAAGGAATAGCCAAGGCTGGTATTGAATCAATGGAATTTATGAAACTTGGGAGTGCTGCACGTGGCATAATAGGTGATGCTGTCCATCTTGGCGTAGCAAGTGGAGTAAGCAGTATATGGGGTGGTCCAGATCAGATACTTAATTCTATGGTACATGGTTCTATAGCTGGTGGTGCATTTGGCGGACTTGGGAATTTCAAGCGTATAGGTAATCTTTTGAAAAGCAAGAATGTTGCTAACCATAAAGAAGCTGAACGGATTATCAAGGCGGGTATAGGTTCTATGATGTTAGGACTTCCTACCACATTAAGAGAAATGCCAATAGAAATGCAGTTGTATCAGTATCTGCTGGGAGGATTCTTTGGCTATCAAACAAGACCATCTTATGAGAAGGCTGGTATGAAATTCTATGCAGAGGATATGATATCAGGCAGACCTGATAGAGTATTTTATCCTGAGAAGAACCCTGAATGGGATACGCTCTCTAAAGAAACCAAGAATTATGTATACAAGCAGGCTTCAGACCAAGCACGTATCAGTATGATGAAAACAGGTGCTTGGAAGACCGAAAAGGAACTTGAGAAACATCTTGTGGACGCTGCTGAAAAACGTGTAGGTAAGACACCTACAGAAGAAGATGTTAATAATATGGCTCGTGAACAGGCAGGCAGGATAGTACAGGGCGGTGTCATTATCAACCTTGAGCAATGGGAGGATCCATTTCCCGAAGAACTGGGTGATCCAAGGAAAACCCCAAGACCGCAAATGCTGGTCCAGTTATTCAGGAAGGACGGCAAGCCGAATGAAAGTATCCTGTCCGTAGAAGCTATTCCACGAGGCGGTGATTATCATGGAACAAAGATGGATGAGAATTCTCCTGTATCCAAGGATGGAAAAAGCTGGAGCATACCTGCAGAGACGCTTGATGGCAGAGAGATAATAACATTAAAGTATATCAACACCAATGCTGTCAAGGATGCTGAAGGAAATATAATAGCAGTAAAACCATTCAAGGGAGTTCCTGATTTTGAGAATGGCACTGTAAAGTATATCGTTAAACAAAAGGACTGGTTCGCTATCGAGGACCATCTTGCATCTCAGAATCTCTATATCGATGGCGGTGTAAAGGATAAAGGGAACCTTAAGGTTAGTTCTTTTCATCCTGATATTAACCAGATAGATATCGAAACAATGATAAAGCATCTTGCCAGAGGTCAACTCAATGAGACGGTAGCTAACAATCCAGATCTTACTGCAGGACAGCAGAAAAGACTACTGAATCAGTATAGAAGCGAGATCACAGAGAACTATGAGAATAGTCTTAATAAGGAAATTGAATGGTTCGGTGATGCTATTGAATCAGAGGGTATGGGACAGAATGTAGTAAAGCGACATGAGGATAGCTGGAAGAGTAATGTTCTTTGGGAAGCACAGCGTTATGGATTATATACAGTAGGTCAGGAACCGGGGGTTGGCTTCAGCAGGATAGGCAACCTTATGAACAGTAAGGTAGGTGCTAGTAATGTTGTTGACAGGAACAAGCGTGAACAGGTATTCCATACCAAGAGTGTACCGCTTGATATTGAGATAAATGGAAAGAATTATTTCAATATAACGATTCTTGAAGATTATGTACCTAATGAGAAAGAATATCCAGACTTCTGGTATAAGACCGATATAACTAATCCAGATGGCACTGTTACTACAAAGAAACTGCACTATGGATCAGAGACAGATGGCACTATATACATCAGAAAGGATGTATGGGATTCAATAGTAAAGGACTCAGGATTTCAAAAGGAAGATAAATTCATCAATGACCTGATGAAGGATTCAGGTATGTTAAAACCATTCATTGTATCCAAAACGGATACTGGTGTGATGATAGGAAAGGCTGCTGGTCGTAGAGCAAGTAAATCAATGAGCGAATTTATGGCAGAGAATGAACTTGATATGATCGTCATGCGTTCTGCTGCCAAGTATTCAGGCGGTATCAGACCAAGCAGATATGATTATATTGACGGTAAGCATATAGCACTTGATGAGCTTGACATAAGGAAGATGCCTATATCAGATATGCGTCTGGACCTTGGTGTATATGAGAATCCTTATAAGTCTACTTCACCGCAGATGATAGTGCGACAATTATTTGGTAATCTGAATGAGGACCAGCATAAAAAAGTATCCGATCATGTATTCAAGACCATATATGAACCACTTATTGATGGAGATCCAAAGCAGAATACACTTATAGAAAGCTACATCAAGGACCCAAGGATCGATATAGATCTCAACCAAATTGACATAGATAAGATATCCCTAAAGAATATTCATGCTATTCTTTCTTCAGAAGGAAAAGAATTAAAAGACCTTAGAACACAGATACGTGATCATATAATGCGTATATCCACAGAACGTGAAGAAGGTGAAGCTGACCTTAACTTCACTGATGAACAGTGGCGTGATTACCTATACAGGAACAAGCGTGTCTTCCACGTAGTGGGGACAACTGATGCCGTAGCTGATGGTTTTAAAGCAACAAACAAGTTTTGGGAGCATACCTATAAGCGGTATATAATAAATAGATATCTGCGACCTAAGTGGCAGTTCTCTGGAAAAGGCTGGGCAGCTCCCTATGATGCAGAACTAATAAAGGAACAGCATATCAAGTCAGGTGAATTCATGCTTGATAACGGCATGAAGAGACTGCCCGTAGACTTTGATGTTAAGATTATTAATAAAGTATATCCAAAAAGAGAAGGCGATGTATCGACACTTGGAGATATCCATAGGCTAAGTCAGGATATCAAGCGACCAGATTTTTCTAACCGATTAAAGGAAAAAGGATTATATAAAGAGGTAAAGAAAGCTCTGGATAATTTTGATAGTGAATTCGTTATTATAAGAGTGCCAGCTGATTCATCCAGCGGAGCAAGAGTGCTGCGTTTCAAGGGATTCACAGGTAGAAAAGGCACTGCTATTGTCACACATCCAAGGGACGATGCTTATTTAGGCGGTATGGATAAGGATTCTGATTCCATGTTCATATATCATGGCTTTGATAAAAAGATAAAAGATGCTTACAAGTCTGTAGATGCAGAATGGGAGAAGGATGGTAAGGTCATAGAAGGTAAGTCAACTGAACTTGACCATGTATTCAATGATATTACAGATGAAGGTCCATATCTTCATCAAGCCAGTATATTCTCTCCTTCCATGAGAAAGGAAGTAGCAAGGAATGTATATCAGGGTAATCTTGGTATAGGCTGGGCTATCAATAACCGTATGACAGTACAGGCTTGGATAGATATGGCACTTGCTAATGAAGGAAAGCTTGAGGTTGATGTACATCCATCGCTTAAATCTAGGTCTGGCGATGAAACTTTCAGACTCAATTATAAAAGTGATTTTGGACAATATATATTAACATTAAAACCTAATGCTGGTGAGAATGTAAGACGTTATGCCAGAGAAATGCTTAACCGTTCTGCGGATGCTGGTAATTATCCCAAGATGAGATCATATGTTCGGTTTCCACAATTATTATTTGAACAGGCTTTTAATATTGAATATAAGCCAGCAAAGTGGATGAAGCCTGATGATATTAAAAAATATGATTATTTTGCATCAGCAAATTTTCAGACAGTAAAAAATAATACTGATCTTGGCAAAATTCATAAGATTATACAGACTATGAAACCTAATGCTATTACTAAAGTTACTGAGCTTTTAAAAAGAAAAGGTAAAGTAGTCATGAAAGATGGTAAACCAGTCAGAATTAAAAAAACTGGTGCTATGATGTTAGATGAATTTCAGATACGTATTGGTGGCGATACAGAAGTTTCTCCAAATTTTAAATATAAGCTTCCCAATATCTTAAGTTATATTGGTACAAAGGCTCGTAATGATGGTGTTAATGAAATGTTATTTGCCCATCCTTATGAGTCTAATATAAATCTTGTAAAGACTTTAAAGTCAGTATTAGCCAAAGACCCACTGGCAAGAGAACTTGATATCATTGTAAATCTGGCTGATAATTTAGAGACTATAAGAATGCAAGCTGCTGTATCTGGTCAAAGAGGAGACTGGAAACAGTTAGCAGAAATGTTAAGAAAAGAAAATTTCCTGATAGCAAGCTTTATGACACTCACTAGAAAGGCACATGCAATAGAAAAGAAAGTCATGGATGAGGGAGGTACTAGAGAAGATGTTATAAGAAACCTTAAGAGGATACCTGAAAGAGCAAGTGAGATCAAGAATAAATTTAAGAACGTGGATAGAACCCCTGAATCTGAACTTAAGAATGCATATTTTAATGATTTTGACAGTGAACTGGTTGCATTAAAGAATGTAATGAGACAAGAATTAGGGGAGCAGGGTATAGACCCTACCCCTTTTGAGGAATATCTTGATATATATATGCTCAGTCCATTAGTAAAAGGCAACAAATACGGAATGACAAGCAGAATACCTTGGCAGTCTCCGCATGTAGGAAACAAAGCCATTAAAGAAGTCTTTGATGAGCTTGATATCGTTGTCAAGCTTGCTAAGGAACCTGCAGTTAAACAGATAGATAAACTGGAAGGTTTTACAGAGTATTTACATAGACCGTCTGGCTATGCAAAGATAGATGACAGCTTTACCAAATTCATGGGTGAAGAGTTTGTCAGCGATCCGCAGTTTGACAAGAATGTAAAGAAACTTAAGGACTACATGGTTGAACATCCTTATTGGGCAGAACATCCACAAGATGCATTTATTATGTATACTTATGAGTTTGAAGGTAGTCCAAGAAGTTTCAGCACTATGACCAAGGACGATGTTTCTAACCTCTTAAGATTTTTTGAGTATTATGATCCCAAGTTCAAGCAGGGCTGGATAGATAAGTTTATCAAGAACAAGTTTCCCGATACAAAAGATCGTGATCCTATGCGTATCCAGAGAATATTTTATTATAACAGACCAGCCACACTTGATAAGAAGACACTTGCTCATGAGATCAGAATATTTGAGCAGGCTAACATGCCTGTCAGAGAAAAAGACAGAGTAGTTATCAAGAATGTAAAGCGTATTATGTCAACACACGGTGCTATGCGTGAGTGGTTAAGTAAGATGGTAAGCCAGTCAGAGAATGAAGTTTCAACAGTGCTTGATAGTATGGATGAAACTACATTCAGGAGCCTTGCTGGTATTACACCCAATCAAAGAATAGAATTATTCAATAAGGCAGTTGATATCATCGAAGGAAAGATCAAACTGGAAGATATTCCAAAAGAATATCTAGAAAAGAAAATCCCTATTGAAGAAAAGGTCTTGATTGATGGTAAAGAGAAAGTAGTAATTAAAGAATTTACTGGCGAACAGATGCTCAGTTCACTCACTAACAGGATACGTAATGATCTTGAAGAGTTCGGTAATGAGTATATTTATTTATCCGATAACTGGAAACAGGTAGAAAAAGATATCAATACTGCTAGTATCGTAAAACTAAATGAGTATATGAGATGGAAGAACAGAAAATTTGATTTCGATAACTTTTATAGAAAGGTAATAGAACCAGCTTGGAAGGGTAAGGATATTACCAATATACCTTTAGAGGCTATCTACAGGGCACAGTATGAATACAGGCTTGAGCAGATCATAGCTAATAATAAGATTAATAACCCATCCAAGTTCAGAAAATTATATAGGGAAGGTAAAGCCAGAAAAGATAAGAGTGGTAATTTTTACGACACTACTTTTAAGCCTATAGGAAAGAGAAATAAGGAAACCTATTTCCCTCATATATGGCGTGACCCTTTAACTAAAGCAGAGCAGAGAGAAGTAACCAGATTCTGGAATGATATTATAGAAGAAGAACTAAGCAAATCTTTAAGTAATCCCAAAAATACTGTAGAGTATTTAAGAGAACAATCCAAGCTGATGAATAAAGAATCAGCAAAGAAATTAAATAAATTGCTGGATACATATGACAAGACAAAGGACATAGATATACTTCAAAGTATAATGGAACCTGCTATATCTGCTAAATACCAGTATGCAAAGGATGGATTGTCCCATCCTACCAAGTATGGTGAAGCTCATATGTATGAAGCTCTTGTACAGGTAGATATGACATCAAAAGATATAGCTGCCATTATATCTGATCTTGTGCGTGTAGGTTTTTTCTCCAGACCCAAGAACATTCTTGAGAGACAGGTAGAGAAACCAGCATACATGCGTGAATATGACGCACTGAAAAGATATAAGGAAGGTATTATCAAGTCAAGACTTAAGAATCTGGCAGCACTTATGGGCGATGTGGAAATAGATAATATGACAGCCAAGAAACCTTTTGGAAAATATACTAATGATCATGCTGAGTTTTACCGCATGTATCTGCGTGATTCTCTTGGATACAAGACCACATTTTCCGATTGGGTACTTAAAGCTATGGAAAGCAGCGATCCGTTAAGGCTGAAGAAGAACCTGTATTATCAGACCAGTGATCATGAAATGATACAGAAACTGGACAGAATACTCAAGTTCTTTGGTGTTGATAAACTACCATTTAAAGTTCCACAGAACGATCAGGCAAGAGCTGAGTATCTTGCTAGGATAATACACAAGCTTGGCTCAGTAGAAGCAAAGTATCAGCTGCTAACGCTGCTTGCCAATACTGGAGTAGCTACAGGCAACCTGTTCGGAGGTTCTTTGAATACAATTACCAAGACTGGTCTGCGTAATTTTTTGAGATCAACAAATTTCAAGTACCTTGAGAAAAATATACTCAAGGATGAGAACGGTAAATACCAGCTTACATTCAAGAATGGTAAATATGTAAAGACCAAGAAAGATTTAAAGAGATGGATCATTGAGAAGGGTGTCATTGAGCAATATATAAAGAACGAGCTTGATTTCAACCCGAAAGTTCAGGCAATGAAAAATAAGAAAGCTCTTTACGAATTTGCAAAAGACTTCAGTAAACTGCTTTCAAAAAACCCTGATCCCAATAAAGAAACCATTCTGGAAATTGCCCGTAGGCATGGTTTAACTGAGAAGATACTGGAGATAGGTGCATTCCCTATGCAGGCATCAGAAAGATGGCTCAGAGCCAATGCTTTCCTATCCCATTTACTGCAGATCAGAGATAGTTTCAACGGTATGACAGGTGAGCTTGATCTTAACAGCGATGCTATTATAAGATATGCTCTAAATGGAGTTGAGGCAACCCAGTTTGTATACCACAGCGTAGGCAGAAGTGGGTTCATGCGTACTGCTACAGGTAAGGTACTGACAAGATTCAAGAATTTTGTCCAGAACCAGATAGCATTCCAGCGGGAAGTCCACAGGCAGGCTAGGATGTACGGATATAAGCCGGGAACCAAGCCTTATGAAGACTTCCAACGCCTTTTTATGATCAACGCAATGCTTATGGCACTGGGTGCAGCTTATTCTTACAGCTTATTTGATGTTGCTACTCCTCCTCCATTAGACTGGATGAGAGAGACAGCGGAGTTACTATGGGGCGATAAGAAAGAGCGTGAGAGAGCCTTTTTTGGAACCTATCCAAGGGCTGTTGCTCCCTTACAAATCCTTACCCCGCCTATTGCGAGAATACCGCAAAGTTTGGTAATGTTACTCAATGGAGATTGGGAAAGATTTGCAGATTACCAAGCTTGGACACTGTTTCCTTTTGGCAGGCTTGCTCGTTCCGTTGATAAGACTTTTAACGAACCTTACGGCACTACATTCGGCAGAGGAATGCAGCAATTCTTCAGAATCCCTACAGATAAATTCAGAAGAAGATATGACAGGGCACAGATAAAAGATATGCGTAAAGAATACATAACATCTTCCATTGACGATCTTACTGAATCGCAAGGTGAAGAATGGGATAATAAAGAAAATTGATAATGGCTAAAGACCAATTCGGATTTGGAACTGAAAAAACAGATTACGAAGCAAGCAATCTTAGTAGATTTTTACATTACTTAATTCCAAGAATAGGTATTGATGTTTCTAATGCTGCTTATATATTAAGTATGCAGGCTGACTCAAGACGACCAGAATATTCTGGTATTATAAAAGAGCTTGAAAAACTTGCACCAAAAGGTGTAAAGGTAGGAACTATAGATATATCTAAAAAACCTTTCAGTGGACTTACTGATCCTAGATCAGGTGCTCATTATGATATACCACGTAAACGAGTTTATACTGCACAAAGAGGAGTAAATCCAAATCCCGGATTACTTGCTCATGAACTTGGACATGCCCAGCAGTATACAAAGCCTAAAGCTTTACTCAACAGATTAGCACTTCCAAGTAAACTAGCTACCGTATTCGGATTGACAACATTACCTCTTTTAGTAACAGAGGATGAAGATACTGCGAAGCTTATGGCAGGAGCTGGCACTGCTATGTCCACACCTTTGTTTCTACATGAAATGGAAGCATCTGGAAAAGGAAGAAAGATATTAATGAAAGCTGCAAGTAAGAGTGGTAATAAGCTTGGATTACTAAAATCACTAGCTCCATTTAAAGGAATACCATCTTATTTGCTTGCCTTAGCTAGTCCATATATAATTTATAAGTATTTAAAATCACAAGGTCAGTACAAGGAGAATTAATTATGGCAAGTTTATTAGGAATGGCTTTTCGAAAATACCCTATAGGTGCTCCAACAGCACTTGGAGCTGCTGGAGCTGCGGCAATGGGGCGTTTAGGGAATGAAAATAGTGGATGGGTCGGAAGAAATACACCCAAAGAAAAAGAATTAAACGATATATCTAAATACGAACAAGGTATTCCAGTCCAAAGAGTTGATATGAATACTGGTTTAGATAAATATGTAACTAGAAAAAAATCTGATTATAGAAAAAAAATAACAAGGGATAATCCTTGGCGATATGATATGTCAATAAACTTAGACGCTAAAATTCCACATGAAGAAGCTGAAGATTATTTAAGAAAGAATATCCCTTTTGTCGCTAGAAAATTAGATAATA